ATGATCGTCACCCCCTCCCGTTCAGGAAGAGGTGAGCGCAATATGCCAACGATACTGGAGAACGTTTCTACTCTGAGTGGAATGATTGATGGAGCTATTCCTGACATGCATATGACAAGATCTTTGACGCGGCTTAATAAAAAGCATAGTCTGATCGAGTCGCAGCAGGCAGACGCCACCTCATCTTCCCACAAAGTACAAAGTAGTAAATTCACCGGGCCTATGATAGGAAGCTCCCTTCCAGCAGGTTGTTCACCTGCTGATCGAAAAAAGCTTGTGCTATCTCTCAATGTTCTCGTCGACTACGCCAAACTTTACGGCTTTCGCTCGGATTCGTTCGATGCAGAGACGACCCTCACTCACTGGCAAATATGCTCAGTCGAGTGTGGGTGGATTAAGTTCTTAAAGTATAAGCTAGCCGCTTTCATGGCTCACCACCTAGGTGGTGTTCTTCCCCCGAAACCATTCGTGGCGGAAGATCACCCCAATCAGCTCGCAGGAGGGACTCTCGGTCGTTTCTTTCGCTTAATTGCGGAGAGTGACAGAGCTCGGTCCTTCGCAGTCGGTATCCTCTTTACAAAGAAGGGTATGCCGCGTCCTGGAGATGATGCCCTTGAACAGGCGTTAGTGAGTACCAAGGAAGTTTTGACTACGGTTAAGTCTACTTCATTCTCCCCATTTTCTTCAAAGGCCGTAATAGCCGAAGAGGTAAGGAGGACGTGTAGGGAGGTTTTCACCCATCGCTTGTCAGCGAAGGACCTCCATCATCCATATGCACCATCAGTGAAAGCCAATTATGTCGATTCCCGAGGGAAGTTCGGCACTCTTGGAACACTTATGGAGGAGAGCATGTTGATGAACCGGGTACACCCCAGTGCAGCCGCTAAGCTGTATCGGGACGCCGTAGAATTGGATGAGGGTGATGATGAGATAGGTGATGAGAGATTCGTGCGCATAAAGGTTAAACCGAGTTTTAAAGCTCAGGTTGAAGCCGTGTACCGTGAGGTATACGACATTGCGCGCGAACGTGCGAAAGATGAAGAGGCCAACGTTAAGTTGGTCGCCTTACCAGAGGCACTTAAGGTGAGGGTCATATCCAAGGGCCCCCCCCTAACTTACTTCACTTTAAAGCCAGTACAGAAATTTCTTCTCCGTCAGATGCGAGGGCTCCAGGCCTTCAAGCTTGTCGGTGAAACGGTTACTCCTGAATTCCTTTCTGAGGCATTCAGTAGATCTTCGGGTATGTTCCACTCTTTGGATTACCAGAGTGCGACTGACCTTTTGGACCCCGAAATCTCGGGAGTCGCCGTTGATGAGATTTGTGACGCTGTAGGTATGCCCGAGGATATCAGAGTGCTTTTTCATAAGGCACTAACTGGTCACCTCGTTGAGGACACCCCCCAGGTCTGGGGTCAACTCATGGGATCAATAGTTTCTTTCATAATCTTGTGCGTGGTCAACTTAAGTGTTATCCGCCACTCCTTCGAAATCAGTGAAGGCACTCGGGTCTCTGTTGTGGAGATCCCAGCTGTTGTGAACGGTGACGATGGACTTGTTCGAGCTTCGAATAAGTTTTCTGAGGTTTGGGAGAGTGTGGCTCGTGTAGCCGGGCTCATCCCTTCCCTCGGAAAAGTGTACACTCATCCGACCTATGCTAACATCAATTCAACCTCATATGAGTATAACTCGGGAGAGTTTACCCTCATACCATACCCTAACATGGGACTCGTCATGGGTCTCGGACGCTCCGGCGTTGATAAGGTTGGTCTGGATGAAATGCTGAACAATTATGCTAGTCCATTTGTTAAATCACTTGGATCGCGACACCATGCCCTTATTGAGTCTTGTCCTGAGTCTATGCGACTTCAGGTACATGAGCTCTTTTTGCAGCATAACGCGGAATCGTTGAAAAAGGCGAGAGTACCCTGGTATATTCCAGAGTCGTTGGGTGGCGTTGGGTTAAAACCACTAGTTGTCTATGACTACGGTGATGGCGATATTGACTCTCTACGGAAGTCGTACGCCCGCACTTCGACAGGACATCGTTGTGGACCTAGTAGACTCGATGTGGGCATCGCGTGGTCCTTTATGGATCATCGCGGCTCTTTCGGAGTCGGTAAGGTACCTTCGGCACAGCCGATTCAGAGTAGACCAGTCTGGCAGAAGCCTGTTATCGGACTTTCGGGTCCGGGCAGGCGCATGTTCATGTCGGAGGCGGATGAGTCCTTTATGGATCTCTCCACCTACTACATGACTCCATCACTAGTTGCGGTTGAACTGGGTGACTCGAAGCGATTCGAGGTCATCAATCGTAACGCACGCGCTTGGGAGTCCAAACTAGAGCTCATGAGTGACTACTCCTCCACAGGAGAAGATTTGTTCTTGGATTCGTTTGTAGATTCGCGCAGCACTAAACCTTATGGCGTAAAGCCGATCCGCCTTATTGGCGCAGATCCGGTGACTCACCGTCCCATTTATGGGCGGGCGTAGTTGCGGTCCTGGAGATGAGATACTCTCCTGAAAGGACGCGGGATATACCCGGTCGATCAAAGTTGGGCATGTGTACTGTTTTTCAATGGGAAGGTCTGGATAAACCTCCGG